CAAATTCAAACGGTTCTTTACCTATTACTTCTCTGTATTCAGCAAAATCTTCAGTTGACATTCCAACAACATCGTTGTCTTCATCTTTAACTAATATTTTTGTTGGCATTGTTACAATATTATCGTCCCAATCAAAAGCGTAATACTTTTCATCCGGAGCACCTGTTTCGTCAATCCCCTCAATTATTTTATTTTTTAACATATTCTTGTTATAAGGCTTAATTATGACCCACTATTACAATGGGTCATAATTTTATTTATTAAATATTCTCAAAAGAAGCTCCGGTTGGAGTAATATAGAACGTAATGTCTATAAATTCTAATGATTTAGTTGGTTTAACGTAAATCTTACCTGTCATTTGATTTCTGTCTAAGTCAGCTGCGTCAGACGAAACTGTTACACGGAAGTCATATAAACCTCTATCTCTTCTGATAGCGTCTAAGATAGGGTTAACCGCATCTAAGAAGTCTTGTCTTACTTTTTGGTCGTTTTGTTCAAACAATAATCTTACAGATACTGCTGAAATCAATTTACGAGCTTGAAGTAATAATCTTCTTACGTTGATTCTATCAAGTGCTGATTGTCTAACTTGAAGAGTTTTATTACCCCAAATTACTGTTCCAACATCTGAGAACGTAGCGATAGGGTTAATTCTACCATTATATAACGTATCTCTATCTTCTTGAGTAAGTTTCTTTCTCGCTTTAACCGCGTTTACAATACCTCTTGTATAACCTGCTGCCGCGAACCAAGGGAACGCGATGTTATCAGTTAACGCCAAGTTTCTTGTTACCTCAGCCGTAGGTGGTAAATAGATTTGAGTGTTATTTACACTATCTCTAGTTAATACCCAAGGGTAATAAGTTGCTGTGTAGTTAGAGTCAATACCTGTTTGAGCTAAAAGGTCTACAACATCTTGTGGGTAATATAAATCAGCCGGGTCACCTGTTGATGGAACAAACATATTGTAATCATCTAATGTACAAACATATAATGAATCCGCTCTACTGTACTCAATCATTTCAATTGCTGACTCAACTAAGTCACCACTTGTTTGGATTGATATACCCGGTGTTACAAATACGTTAATGTTAACCGCCTCAGGGTTAGCGAATGTTCTTTGTCCTAGTAAGTAAGCGTAGTAGTCAGTGTTTGCCCAATCTTGAGTGTTGTCTCCAACAGCAATTTGATTAAACGCTCCCCATCCTGTTGCGTTACCATATCTTGGATTACAATCAGGGTTAGCACCTTGTAAATAACCTGTTCTACCTAATTTGAATCTATCACTGTTAGTTCTATATTCTCTGTAGATATCCCAACCATCAAAACCACCTTGAACTAATAAAGTAAATTTACGAGCGTATAGTCTGTAATATTGGTTAGTTTCACTATCAGGGTCTGTAACGAATGGTGATATACCTGTGTAGAATGCTGGTGTACCACTTGTTGAGAAAGTACTTGGAATTGTAATTCCACTAGCATTAATATCCATATGGAAACCTCTACTTCTGTAAGCCCAATCACTACCTGAAATATCACAAGAACTTAATGGTAATTGTTTACCTTTGTATTCATACATACTAAAGTCAATACCTAATGTATCTGAAATACCTAAATAAGTTCTACGAACATTATCACCATTAGATGTTAATGAATCATCAGTACCTTTAGTATTACCAAATGGTTGGTTATAAATAACTTCACCAGGATAATCGTAGTGTGATTTAATTAATGGGAATGGTGATTTAACACCTGAGTATTCTCTATTGTTATATCCTAAGAAACCACAAGGTAACGCATCTATCGGAGCATCCTCATTAATTTCAATCATAATATATTTAGAATTTAATTCATATTCACCATCAACTGTACCAATTTTCTTAGCAACAAACGCGTTATCGTTAGGGTTCATATTACAATTAGTGAATTTTTCAATAACTACCGGATTAGCGTCAGTATCAAAGAAATCTTTAACCATTACATCAAATGTACCATTAGTAAATGACATATTTGCCAATGAAATTTTAACTAAAGTGTTTGCAGAATCACCGTCCGCTAAAGTAACAAATTTAAATAAATTAAATACTTTATTACCACGTAATTCAGATACAACCCAAGGAGATGCAGGTGCTTGATATTGTTCTAAGTACCAAGCAATTGATGTACTATCGTTAAAGTCTCTAGCTTGAGGTAAATCTGTTGTATTACAACTTAATCCTCTAATATACCCTTTTCTGAATGCGTATTGTAATAATGCTGGATAATTTTCCTCAACAAATACTGGAACTACTGTTCTTGGTTTTGAGAAGTTTGACGTACCAAACACTTTTGAAATGTATTGAGAATCAGAATTACTAAAAGATGTTTCAAAGAAATAATTATCTCCGTCCGCAGTTGTAATGTCAACACCAAATTGAGCAAATGGGTTTTTAGTCACCGCTGAGTAAGAACCTGAACAATCCATAGTTAAACCTGTTAAGTTAACTTCATATTTAGGTCCTGATTCTGATGCAGAATATAATGAGATACCTCTTGAACGTAAAGTTGCAATTACTAAATCATCGTAGTCAGTATATGACATACCATCGTAAATGTATAATACCCCTGTTAAGTTACCTTGGTAACAAGTTTGGATTCCTCCAACATTACCATTACCTGTGTTTCCACTAACAATAGGGTCACATTGATTTTGAACAGTTACACAAACAGTCCAATATGTGGTTACTGTACTATCTTCTGATTGTACTTCATATGTTAAACATCCTCCTGAAAAATCATTTTCGGTAACACCACTAACTTGTAATTCTTCTGTTTCAACAACTACAATAATATCAGTACAAGCACTAAAATCAGCAATAACTGTTGTTAAATCCGCACCATTAAATTGATTGTACGGTAATACAACATCAATTGTGTTTGTATTATAGTTAATACTTCCTGATATACCACTAACACTAAAGTTGTAGAATGTTGCACAATTTGACGTTGTTGTTGTATCAACCAAATCTGTAACTGTTGTATAGAATGAACTACCTGAATAATTACCTCCACCAATATTATCAAATAATGAGTAATACCAAGGGTCATTTTGTGCTGCACAATAGTTAGCGATATCTGAACACACATTATCAACACCATAAACGTTTGTTGAACCTGTATATCCGGAAGCAACTAATTGATTATAAGCGTCACCTGAAATAGTACCATAGTAGTAAATTGAACTACCTGAAGTGTTTGGTGTTTCAACAACACTCGCCATTTGACTTATTAAGTATGAATTAATTGTTGAAGTACTTCCATTAAATAATTCAAATTGTTCGTTTAAGATACCCGAAATTTCTGATGGAATTTGTGTTGGGTCAGTAATACCTACTGTTGTTGTTGTTATACCATTAGCAGTAAAAGTACATCCGGTAAAAGGAATAGAGAAATCAACCGTGTCAAATTGAACACAAGTGTTCACACAATCAACCGTTGTCGCACTTAAACATTTGAAATCAACTGTTGTACAATCAACATTTGCTTTAGTTGTTATAGACCAAGATGGTCCTGCATCATATCCTGATAAACCTAATACTCTTGTTACGAATAATTGATTAGATTGTTGTAAATATGATTTTGCAATATACGCAGCCTCATACTTTGGGATTTGCGTATTTATAAATTTCTCAGGAGATGTTCCCCCAAAAAAAGTTGAGAATTCATCAAAGTTACGTATGAAGATAGGTTCAAATGCGGGACCTTTTTCTGTCTCACCAACGATACCTAATGTGGTTACACCCACACTCTGTGCTACGAAACTTAAATCAACTTCTGAAGTATACACACCCGGAGATACGAATACTTTGCTGTTGCTACTTGTTGCCATTAGTCTTTGTTTAGTTATTAATTTATTTTATTGATAAATATTAGAAAAAAAACCAAAATACTTTACATCCTAGCAACTATTTATATTTTAGGTAGATTATTTTCTGCCTTTTTTCTACTTATGGATAAAGACATCAAAAAGATTAAAAATTTAAAGATATCGGTTGAGACACACGAGATTCTTAAAACTTACTGTGAAAAGAGGGGTATTAAAATGTATCGGTTCTTAGAAAGACTTATTGTTGAGAAGTGTAAACCAACAAAAGATATTTACGGAGAAGATTAAAGTAACTCGTTATTAAATATGATATAACTCTCTTGAGTATCATCATTTTTAGTTATTTCTAATCTCATAGTATCATTAGTGTTTATTTGAATTTGGGTTAAATCACTACCATAATAAAGTCCATTAATAAAAACATCAAAACTTTGTATATTGATATTATCCCCCACGTTTAAGTTTACTGTGTAACTAAACAATTGAGTTTTAACGGTACTACCAACTTGATAAATAAATTTTAATTCGGTACTTGCTGGATTAGTATCTTTTTTAGGTCTTCGTTTTGTTACATTAGTTTCCACCTCAACAATTTGAAGTGTTCTATTAATTGCCGGGGAAACTTCAAATTCGTCCTCATCAATTAAAAACCCTAACATTGTAAAATCATAATTCTGAATGTAATATTTTCTTTTCTCAATCTCCATAACGGATTCATCAGAAATATTATTCATTATAATTGGAATATAATGTCCTTTAATATTTTGATATGCTTGACGGGATGCAAACTTTTCAAGAACAATTTGGTTAAACTTATTTAACTCCCTCATTCTATTACAAACAATTTTAACATTGTAAGTAATATCAACCGGAACAGGTTGAGGTATCTTATAGATATCCATACCTTGTCTTTGTCCGTCCCAAGTTGGGACCTGAGCATAGAAATATAATCTTCTGTCCGGAATGTTATACATAACGGCAGGGTTGGTTCCAAATTTAACTTCAGGTTGTCTAACTGTTGTTATAAATGGGGGTTCAACATTTTTATCAATATTTTGAAAATTCCAAGTTTCGGTAAACTGAGCCCAATTCTGTGTTGTGAGGATAATATCAACCGTTGGTATAACCTTACCTTCAACAACTGTTTTTAAAGAATCTTTAACAAAATCTAAAAACCCTCTATCTAAATCGGCGTGTAATGAAGATTTTGGTAAATAAGTACCGTCTCTATTAATTTTTTCCAATAATTCTTCCCTTCTACTCATAAGAGTTTTGGGTTCCGTTAAAGGAATGAATTTTTTGATTTTTTTAGGTAACGGCATATTAGTTAATTATAAAGATTTTATTTGTTGAGTTAACCATTTCAACTTCATTAGCTCCAAATATTGGTTCATTAGTTGATTTAAGTACAAAACTTTTATATTTATATGGGTCATATGTAACAATATTATCATTAGGTTCACTTGGTATATTTTCACAAGGGTAATTACAGTAATCAACTAAATCACCAATAACAAACGCGTGAACGTTTTTCTTTTTTTCTCTACCCACTTTTTCATTACCACCCGGTCTAACTCTAAATTCAACATCATTTAATTTAACATAATCAGCGTATAAAACAATTCTTGATTTATATTGAATTGAAAATGTGTCTTTATGTAAGTTACGATATACCATAACTTTTTTACCAATGAATTTTTTTTCTTCATCATTGTTAATAGTTTCTAATAGTTTTCTATATTGATTTTCGTTAATTATAATTTTCATAATCGTAATATGTTGAAATTGTTTTAACCGGTAATTTAAAGTTATCTTGGAACCATTTTTTCATTGGTTCCTCCCAATGGTTATCAAACATAGTATCTAAATGTACTGCGTGTTCACCAATGACTTCTAAAATTGGGGCTTGGTTTCTAAAAGGTTTATGTGACGGGTCATTTTCATTGTAGAAATCAACATCAAAATAATGAAAAATAACATCAGTATCATACTCACCTTGCCAATCACCCTTAAAGAACATTAAAAAATGTTCATTTTCTTCCGGCTCAGAATATTCATCTTCCGCATCATCCACACCATAAACCCAATCCATTTGATTTGGATTATAGGTTTTATCCAAATATTTATAGATTGTTTCAAATACTCTATTTTCTGTTATTATTACTTTCATTATAATCCTCTAAATTCGTTATTTGTTACAGCGGATGCCATAATGGTTCTATAGAAAGGTTTAAACCCTCCATAAGTATGTTTGTTATCTGAAGTAACACGACCATCATTATTCACGGTATAATATCTCACTTTATCTTCTGTTTCATAGTATCCAATGTAATCACCATAATTGATGTCTATCTCTAAAGCATCTAAATCTCTTTGATAAACAGACACTTTAAGATTACCGGGTTCAATTTGTTCAATCTTAGAATTACCCAAATATTTACTCTCCGGAGTTATGATTTGAACATACCCTTTGAACTCCACCGGTGGTAAAAACTTAATACCATCAGATACCGTCTCACCATAAACATCATCTGTCTTTGTCTTAAGTCTATCTACACGATATAAAACTAATGTAAAGTTCATATCCCCGTGTAACCATTCGGTTCCGAAGTCTTGTTCTAATTTAAAATCCTCATCACCAAAGAATTTACCTATCCTTGTTATTGGTACTTTATTATTCATATTGATAAATATTATAAAATGTGTTATATTTCTACTAAAAGATTAAATTTGGAAAACAATACATCTGAAAATTCTAATTTAACAATAGAACAACGAGCAATATCTCTCCTTGAAACTTATCAGGGGGCGAATAACTACATCTTAAAATTAAAATTCCAAAAGGAGACTAATAAAAAATTTTTTCCTACAAGAGCTCAATGTGATTACATTATAAATTATTACGAAGTAACACCTAAGGTAGCCAAACGATGGGTTGATTTAGACCCGTACTTTGCCAAAAAAATTGCCGATGAAAAATTATTACTTAAAATTCCTGAACAGGTATGGGTTGAAAAGCTATTAGTCGAGAAAGAAAAATCCTATCACATTTGGGGAAAAGTATTGGAAAGTGAAACTATCCACGATTTTTGGCTACCAAAAGGTGCTTTAATTAAAACACACACAATTAAAAATATTGTTGTGGATTATTCAAAATACTCTAACAGACCACCATTAGAACATCAAAAAGAGGCAATTGAAAAACTTGCCGGGTCTAAACGATTTATTCTTGCTGATGATATGGGGTTAGGTAAGACCACCGCAACTATTATTGCTGCGTTAGAGACAGGAGCTAAAAAAATATTGATTGTTTGTCCGGCATCTCTAAAAATTAACTGGCAAAGAGAGATTGAGAATTATACCGATAGAAGTGTTTATATCTCTGAAGGTAAAAATTTCTCAATAGAACACGATTTCGTTATTGTAAATTATGATATTCTTAAAAACTTTTATGACCTTAAAGATAAAGATAATTCTTTGATTACAAAAGGTGAGTTTGACTTAATTATTTTGGATGAGGCACATTATGTGAGTAATGGACAAGCCGCAAGAACAAAGTTGGTTAATAGTTTTTCTAAAAAATGTGAAAGAGTGTGGTTATTAACGGGAACACCAATGACTAACCGACCAATGAATTATTTTAATTTATTATCACTTATTGAGAGTCCGGTGGCTCAGAATTGGATGGCTTATGCTATTAGATACTGTCAAGGTTATCAATTCACGGCAGGAACTCGTAAAATATGGAACGTAACCGGAGCGTCAAACTTAGAAGAATTAAGAGATAGAACATCTAGACAAGTTTTACGTAGGTTGAAGACGGAAGTTTTAGATTTACCTGAGAAAATTATTACACCGGTTTATTTAAGATTAAAGTCAAAACTTTATGAAGGGTTGATGGGAGAATACTACGATTGGTATGATAAGAATCCGGACGAAAGTTCCTCGTTGACGGTTCAATTTAGTAAGTTAATGAAGGTTCGTCAGGTAATTGCCGAAGAAAAAATCAAAGACACCATAGAATTGGCTGAGAATATTTTAGAACAAGACAAAAAAGTTATTATCTTCACCAACTTTACCGAAACATTAAACAGAATTGCCGACCATTTTGGAAAACAAGCGGTGAGATTAGATGGTTCAACATCAAAACCTCAACGACAATACGCTGTTGACCAATTCCAAGATAACGAAAAGATTAAAGTATTTGTTGGAAACGTAAAGGCCGCAGGTGTGGGAATTACACTAACCGCTGCCGAAGCCGTAATCATTAACGACCTATCATTTGTTCCGGGAGACTTAGCACAAGCAGAAGACCGAGCATACAGATACGGACAAAAAAATTCGGTCTCAGTTTATTACCCCATATTTGATAACAGTGTTGAGGTGATAATTTACGATATGGTAAATAGGAAGAAACAAAACATCGGAACCGTAATGGGTGACGATTTAGAGGATAAAGGAGATTTTATCTCAAACATTATGAATAAGATAAACAACCGAGGTTAATTCGGTTGTTTATTTTATTATTTAACAAATATTTTGGTAGTTATAAAATTTATTGTATATTTGTACCTAATATTAACACAAGCCTATTATGAACAATAATGAAAACAAAGTCTCTTTAGTACTTTCTGAAACTAAAGCCGAGAAGTGTCTACCAATTCAAATAGAAGAAATTAGACAACTCTTCAACACAAACCCCCGAGTTAAAGAAATATTCAAAAACTCAATCAATAATGTTTTACGAGAAGTCTTCTCAGAAAATTATTACTCAAAGGGTGGATATTCTGAAGGTGAAATGTCGGGAGTATATGATTTAGAACAACCCGGTCGTTCAGTCATCAATAAATTAAACACAAACTATAGTTGTTTCTGTGTTCTTCTTAGAGACGTTAACAAAGTCTTAACATCCCTTAATCAACCTACACTTAAATTTAAAGACACAACCATATTTCACCAAATAACTGAGGTAAACAAATTTATAGGTTTTATTGAACAATACAAGACACGAATTTTTAATCCCGAATCATCAACATTCCAATCACTTATGATGGTCTTAGGTCAAACCCACGCTTGGGGTCAGAAAAGAGAGGACTCAACCGTAGAAACTCTTAAAAAACAATTTGGTATTACTAATGTTACATCTGTTGGTAAATTAGGTAGTAGTGAAGATATGATTGGTGGTATTGATTGTGAGATAGTAATAAATGAAGAACGTAAAACCGCACAAATAAAACCATTCACCAACAAGAAACTTGAAAAGGGTGAGTATATGATAATGGGTACCGGAAATGTTAAAAAATATAAAACTGATTGGATTATATTCTCAAAGAATAATAAAGAACTATTGGTTTTTGATAATAAAAATGGTAAAATTATTGGTGGTAATTACGTTTTCCCCGAAGATACTTTAATTTATACTCTTTGATGATATTTATAAGTAAAAGAAACTTATGGCAGTTATCGCAGAACCACAAAGAACCGCTCTATACACAAGAATAAAACACTTACTTGGTGCTCCTCTTCGTTCCGTAGAACTTGAAGATGAACAGATGGATAGTTTGTTAGAACTTTCTATTGGTGATTATTCTCAGTATGTACAAGATTGGTTAATTGAGTCTCAATGGACTTCATTATACAACCTTAACTTAGATACTCAATCATTATCAAAAGCATTCATAACAAAAAGTTTAGATTTTGAAACGAGATATACATTTGCATATTCCAAAATTGTGGGATTACAAGCCGGTGGTGATTGGGAACTTAAAAAAGATTATATTCAATTAGTCCCTAATCAACAAATATATGAAATACCGGCAAATAGAGAAATTAACGAAGTTTTATGGTTTACACCGGCAGAACTTAATAATATGTTATTTGACCCTTGGACGTTTGGTGCTTTAGGTGCCGGTGGTCTTGGTGGACCGGGAGGTTTTTCTCAAATGGGTATGTCAGGTTCATTTTTTATGATGCCAGCATTTGATATGTTATTGAGAATGCAAGAGATTAACATTCAAAGAAGAATTATTGCCGGAGAATTAACATATAGAATTACAGCTCTACCTGAAGGTAAAAAGGCGTTACATTTAATGAATACTCCCGGTGGAAAATTTGACTTTGGTAACGCAACATTAACAAGAGGTAAAGTGTGGTATTGGTATTATGATGTTGGACCGGCAGATAGAGATAAATGTCTTAAAGCAAATCCGGATATTATAACATTACCATCAGATGTTCCTTTTGAAGAAATAAATTGGATTGAGTTAAACAACCCTTCACAACAATGGGTTCGTCGTTGGTTTACCGCTTATTGTAAACAAACATTAGCAAGAATTAGAGGTAAATTTAGTGGGAACGTTAAAACTCCTGATAGTGAATTAATTATGGATTACGCATCTTTAGCAACAGAGGCCGCAGATGAAAAATCAAAATTAGAAGAAGAATTAAAATTAAGACTTGAAAGATTACGTCCCGATAAAATGATGGAACGTGAAGCTAAAATTGCTACGGACCTTAATACTAGTTTAAAGTTTAGAGCAATGCCAAGACAAATATACGTTATATAATATGTTAAAATCACATTTAAATAAAAAAACATTTGGAGATAAACATTATTTTGAACCAAATCTTAGAGAAATTGAACTTAAACGAATTGTT